TTACGGATTCCTGAGTTGATAGAGGTCATATAGCGCCGGCCCTGCCCTCACGATGCCGCCGATCATCGCGTTCCGGCCAGCAGCGTTATAGGCCGCCGCCTGCATCTTGTAGGACGACGACTCTTGGTTCCGGTTCGCCACATCAACCCGGCGCTCCCGGTTCCGCACGTCCCGAAGATCCTGCTGCACCTCGAGGGTGCCGACACCGGCCTTCTGCGCATTGGCGGCCATGACCGTCCGGAAGTTTGCCAGTTCCGAAGACAGGCCCTCGCGCGCCGCAGTGTCGGTCTGGATCGCCCGCGTCTTGCCGATGTAGGCGTTGATCTTCGCCTGTTGCGCTTGAGCCTTGGCTTCCGCACGACCACCAAGGCCGCCAAGAATGGCACCGCCCGCCTTAATGCCAAGAGCAATTCCAGGGGTTCCCATTTATCCGCTGACCTCCTGATTCACGGCCAGAACGTGAAACGCGCCAGGCCCCTCTTTGATGATCTCCACTTCCGGGTGATCCCGGCGGCCCAAGACCAGCGCCCGGTAGACTTTCGTCCGGCGCGGTGGCGGGGCATCCAGATCGTCGCCAAAGGCATACCCGCCCATGCGCTTGGTGCTATTGTTTGCCCGGATGGCGATGGACCCGGTGTTGAGAACCGAGAAGTTCACCCGGACCACCCGGACCTTGATCATGCCAAGGTGCGGGGACTGGATGATGTCGACCGGCCACGGCATCGCCCGAGCCTGGAAGTTGAACCCGGCTTCGGCCCCGGTCGGGAAGTCCTCCGACCCGGCAATCAGGCCGGAACCGTCCACAGCATGATCGCCAAGGTCATAGTCTCCAGCCACCACGCGCACGGTCTCGCCGGCCAAGGGAAGCGCCTGCGCTGCGTCCAGATCAAGCGGCTGGCCATTCACCTCCAGAGGCGCGCCGTTGACCTCCAGAACGCCGGTACCCGTCACGGAAATCATGCAGTCGAGAAGCGCGTCTGTGTCAAACTCCTCCAGAAACCGAACGGTCGACCCGTCGATTGCCCGGTCCACAAGCGCCCAATAGCCGCCAAAGATCGGGGACACGCTGCGAAACTCCCCGTCGGTCGACCACGGCACAACGCCGACCGATTCCACTTGGAAGTTCTCGAACCACGACAGGACCGCGAGGGTTCCATCCTCGTTGATCGCGAAGACGTATTTCTCTGGCAGCGCCGAATAGATCGAGGGCCCGCACAGCTTGATCGGCGTCTTCACAAGATGGGAATGGGCAGAGGAAATCGGGCGCACCGTCCACTTCAGATAGACGTTGCCACTCAGAAGCGCGACGGCCAGCGATTCGCCGGATGCCTCGACAAAGACCACGGCATCATCGACCGCCACAGGCCGCACCTCATTTGCGCCCCGCTTATCCATGAGAATCGCGTTGAAGGTGGAGGGTGTCAGAAGCGACCCGTCGCGGATGTTGATCAGGTAGATACCCCGGTCAGCAAACAGCAGCAGGTCGCCCGCGTTGATTGCGTGCCGAAATTGAGGCGCGTTGTCTCCGCATTGCCGGACAATCGCATCATCGTCTTCCGCCCCAACCAAGAAGTCTCGCACCGAGCGCGCCGATCCGAGGCAGACAAGATCTGGGATCTGAGCGAAATCGACCAGCGCCAGACGGCCCGCAGCGGACGTTCCGGACCGAGGATACCCGCGCACCGCAGAGATCAGCGGTTCATCCCAGATCGGCGAAAACAGGGGCGCGATAGTCGTTTTCGTGCTGACCGTTGCCGATCCACGCGGGCTGGCGATTTTCTCGCTGATGTCGGGGCCGTCGAAAAAGTTCGTCGTCACCACGTCGATATCAGATCCGGACACGCCCAGCACAATGCCCTGGAAGTTCGTGTCCACGCCAACCACTGCATCACCGGTGGCGAAGCTGGTTGCGATGCTCAGGCGCAGGCGGAAGCTTGGCGGCAGGCCGGAAACGACCGTGCCATTCATGACGGTCGGACTCACATAGCCGGTCAGGAGAATTTCCTTCAAGCCGTACCGCACCCGCAGGCCCACATAGGCGGCAGTCCAGATCGGCGCATCCGCCGTGACAGTGATCGCCCCCGAAATCGCTGACGGCCTGATCCGAACGCTGTCGTAGAAGGCCCAATATGGCTGCGCCAGCCCGCCGTCCGTCGAATCTGCGAAGGCGAAGTCACCCATAGACCACAGACCGGCGTCATAGGTCAGGAGATTCATCCCCCAAGCCCCACCCAGCACGGTTTCATCCCGGAAGGGTTCGACCCAGACCTGACTGGCATCCGTCCATGGGACCGGCGTGATGGTCGAGACCACCGCCCCGGATGAGTCCAGAATCTCCAGCGACGTGTCGTTCACCAGAAGGCCAAACTCGCTGCCGTCTTCCGGCCGCAGCGACACCAGATCATAGGCCGTCCCCAATGTGCGCCGGTAGCGCGTGCCTGGCCTTGCAGTGACCGTTCTGGCCGCCGTGATCCGCAGGTTTTCGGCTTTCCGCAGGGATTGCTGGCGCGCCTCAAGGTCATCCGCCTCAAGGAAGTCTTCCCGCATTTCCCCAAGGAGAAAGCTGCGCTGAGGGACGATCTGCTTAACCACGGCTGAACCTCGCAACCGCGATGCGGCCCGGCCTGTAGGCTGGCTGCGCCGACCGCGACCGCGAGGAGTTCTTCCGGGCCCGGTCGAAATACCGCATGGCATCCGCGTCCATCGCCGCCGCTTCCTGATACGCTTCGCGGCAGCGCAGAAGGCACGCCTCCAACTTCATCTGGACGCCACGGGCGAAGTTTGCTGACCAAAGCGACGGGTCCGCGACGGTCACATATTCGATGAACACGCCGTCGATCGCGTTGACGTAGACCTTGGTGCCGTCCTGCACCCAGTCCACCGTCGTATCGCGCTGACCATCAGCATCCTCCGTCCAGAGGCGGCGCACATGGATTGCATCGCCCGGAACCAGATAGGCGTCGTCATAGCCGAAGCGCCCATCAGACCGGGTGAGGAGTTCGGCTTGTTCCTTGGAGAAGGCATAAAGCCCGTCTTCCAGTTCGGACTCAACGATGCCAGCCCAGTTGCGCGAAAGAAGCCGCCATTCGTCGGACCCGTCGTTTTCCGCAACGGCGTCCGAGAAGCCCTGAGTGATCAGGGCGGCGTTCATAAGGTCGATCATGGAGAACATGGTTGCCATGCCGGGACGATGCTTGTCCGGGGCCGGGGAGCCAATGCACGTTGGGGGTTGCGGGCCGCTAGAGGGATTCGAACCGACGACTTCCTCCCTGTTTACAGGAGGCACTCTACCGCTGAGTTATAGCGGCCCGCCCGAACCATATACCCCAAAAAGATGAGGCGGGCAAGTTTCCCTGCCCGCCCCGAGGACGCCATGCCGAGGAGGATCTTAGGCGCCGGGTTCATCCCCTTCGATCTCGACTTCCGCCAGCTTGATGCGGATAGCCTTGATCACTTCGGGCCGTTTCATCTGCTTCTGCGGCGTCACGCCAGCCCGGAGCATCATCAGCTTCAAGTCCTCGTTGGACATATCGTCGAGGCTGAGCGCGAGGTTCGGAGCCGACGGTGCCGAGGCCGCCTCCGGCTTGACCTTGTACATGCCGCCCGACAGCTTGATGTTTTCGGTCGCCGTAGCCATCGGCACACGCAGAAGTTCACCGCGCTTCTTGACCTCCAGAAACCGCGCCTTTTCCTCTGGCGTTGCCGCCTCGAAGTTCGGGTTGGGAATCAGCGTAACATCCATCAGCGCATCTCCTTCGAGATGTAGGCGCCGAAGGTGATCGACGGCGTGGTACCCGCCGCCAACAGGTGCAGGTCAATGTACCGGAAGGCCGTGTCGTTCTTCTCGGTGCGGAACCGGATTGGGATCTGCTGACCGGCAGCACCGGCAACGGTCTCGATGGTCTGCGTGGCGGCATGGCCGGTTTCAGCACAGGCGAGGATCTGACCATCCGAGCGGTCGGCCACGTTCGACCCCACGATCCGAAACTTGTAGGTTTCGTTGGCCGAAGAAACGTCGATCGCTTCGATCTGGATGAGGCAGATCCCGTCCGTGATGACCGCGCCGCCCTGGTCCCACTGCGTCCCGACATAGGCGGTTGCGGTGATGGCGGCCTGACCAAGCGCACGCTTGATGAGGCCGGTCGAGGCGTCGATTGCAAAAGTTTTCGATGGCATGTGAGCCGCTCCTTATTTCACGATGGAGGCGTTGGTGATCGACGACAGCCGGATTGCCGAGAACGGGTCCAGGATCGCCATGCCAACGTCATGCAGGATGTCGGTGCGAAGGAACGTACCGCCGGGGGTGAGGCCGATGTCCGTCACTTGCATCGGGGCGGTCTGGAGGCCGGTAACACCGTCTTCCGAGAAGCGCGCGATGTAGATCGAGGAGGTGACAGCCGAACCGCCGCCGACGCCGACTTCGTTGAACGGCAGGAACTCGCCCAGCTTGGTGACGCCGTACCCGGTGTAGATCGGCATCCCACGGTAGCGGGTGACAACCCGGCCCATCTCATCCTTGTCGAGCGAGATGAAGCCGCCAATGGTCGTATCGCGCTGCGCTGCGGGGAAGCGGTCCAGCAGGGCCTTCGGCATGATGATGGCGTTTGCACTTTCGACAAGGCCAATGGCGCGGTCGAGTTGTGCCAGCGACAGAGCGCCGCCGCCCACGGCAGACGAGTTCGCCAGAATGCGGCTCAGGTAGTTCGAGCCGTCCGTCGAACCGCCGACCGCGCGCAGGCGGGTCTTCATGCCGGTCGGGGTGCGCGGGTTGGTCGCGTTGTCGCCGAACATGAAGTTGTCAGCCCAGACCGCCGCTTTGCGCTTGATTTCCATGCGTTCCAGCGTCGAGCGGTGGCCGGAGCCCATCCGCTGAACCTGCACACGGTCCACGTCGATCTGGCCGACGATCGGATAGCACTGCTCAACCCGGTCCTGCACCAGACCATAGGCCGAGGTAGGTTCTTCGTTCAGGGCGCGGAACGCCATGCCGGTGCTGAGGGCGCCTTCCTCTTGGTAGCGATAGACGCCACCGGGCGCGTCTTGCCACGGCAGGACGGACAGAAAGTCGACCGCCTCGGGAAAGAGTTCGATGATCGCCCGCTGCTTCGACTGGATGTCAAAGCTTTTGGCGTATTCGAGATAGGTAATCGCAGCCATGTCGTGTTCCTTTCTTACGAGGCCTTAGCGGCCTGCGCGTTGATGCGTTTCAGGCGCTCAAATGGGCTGAGGCCCGCAAGTTCGGAGTTGTTGTTGGGCGGGGTCGCGGGCGGTGTCATCGACCGGGGCGACAGAAGCCGCTCCAGGCCGCGCAGGGCTTCCGCCGTGCGAACAATTCCGAGAACGGCCTTGGCTTCTTCAGCGGGCATGACCGTCGAGAGGCCGCGCTCAACCGCAGCAAAGCGCGCATTCTGTTGGGTTTCGGTACCAAGCTTGGCCATTTCGGCAGCGCCAGCTTTCGCGGCCTGCGCGTACTGGATTGCCTCATATTTGGCGATCAGCCCGGCCAATTTGGATGCAGCCGCCTTGGGCGCACCGATCTCTTTCAGGACATCGCTGAGGCCGGCATAGAGGGGCTGGAGATCCGGGTCATCCAGTGCCAGTTCGACCTTGAAGCCTTCCGGCAGGCCCTCGATCCCGTCGAAGGCAAAATCTTCCGGCAGGGCAAACTGATACTTGCCGTCTTCCGGAACGTCGGCCATGGCCTCGCGCCGCTGCGCATCTGCCGCGACGAGATCCTGATAGTGGGTGGTGAATTTGGAGAGGTCCGGCTTGCCGTCGACATGGTAGTCGACCGGGATGAAGGACAGGTCCGGACCCGCTTCGGGAGCGGGGACGGGAGCCGGCTCAGGAGCCGGGTTGCCGGCGGGAGTTCCCTCGCCGGGCATTTGCCGCGTCATCTTTTGCAGCCAGAATTTGTTCATACTCATCGCTCGCAATTCGTTGCAGATCGGTGAGGATGAAGCCCTGAGCATTGCGCGCTTCCAATGCACGCGGATCGCCTAGAACCTCTGACAGCGAAAGTTGAACCGATTTTTCCAGCACTTCTAACAGCATAGCCCCGCCCGGCCCTTGCAGCAGGTTGCGAAGTTCGACGTGGACCTTTTCAGCCAGCGCGGGGTTTTTGCTGTGAAGCCAGGCGTGATACTGGAGAATAGGGCCCGGCGACCGAATGCAGACTGGCAGTTTCATTTCGCGCACCCTGCGTCGATGACGTCGATCAGTTTCGCCCCCGCCAGAAGAACCCGGTCATCCGGGGTTTCAGCCAGGGCCGCCACAAGGTTGGTGCGCGCCGCCCGCGTCCCGATGCACAGCGGGTTTTCCGGCGGTTCATCTTGTGCGGGGATCTCGGTTACGCATCCGCTCACGGGCAGAAGCAGCAGTGTCAGCAATAGAAGCCGCGTCAGCATCGGCCATCCTCCCCAGTTGTTCGGTGCCCCGCCGCGACTCCGCGACCAGGGCTTCGATCTGGCGACGGGTTGCGTCGTCATTGGCTTCCGCGACACCTTGGTCGCGGGCTTTCCGGATCGCGGAAAACAGCAAGAGGGCGATGGTCGAAACCACCACCCCCATGAGCCAGAGCGTTGCCGATCCGGTCACTTCTGGACCGGAGGCTGGGCCTTCCACAGGCCGGTCAGGCCGTCGCGGAAGATGTTCAACGTGAACTTGATCACCTTGTCGGCGAGAAGGACACCGCCTGCGACCGCAGCGGCAGTTTCGGGCGGCAGGCCAAGGCCCGCCCAGTCAAAGGTGATCAGCGACCCGACGATCAGGCCGAGAAGGTTGAGGATGTTGTGAATGGCGTTCACGTTCATTGTCGTCTCCTTGGGTTTCAGAACCACTTGCCGACGTTGAATCCGGGGCAAGCCTTGCTGGCGAAGTTGTTGTGACCGGCAAGCGTCAGCTTCCCGTACTTGGCCCGAAGTTCGGCAATCAGGTCGCGCAGGGCCTTGTCTTGCTCGGGCGTGTAGTTCTCTGCAAATTCATCCGTGGCTGCGCTGTCCCACCCGCCAAACAGGCTGATGCCGATGGTGCCGGCATTGTGCCCAGCGGTGTGCGCGCCGGTCCTGCCCAGAGGTCGCCCATTGGCGACGGTTCCATCCCGGTCGATCAGGAAGTGATAGCCGATGTCGGACCAGCCACGGTCTTGCATATGCCAGCGCCGAACCTCGGCCACCTTGTCGGAAGTCTTGGCATTGCCCATCCAGTTCGGGCGGGTTGCCGTGCAGTGAACGATAATCCCGGTCAAAGGCCGCATAGGGTCAGTCCTTCCAGATGCCAAATTTCACCAAGGTTCCGAGGGCCGTCACGGCGGCCGCCACGCCAACGAGCCACTTGGCGACCGTCAGCACCCC